CCGCCATCATCGACTGCTTGACACGAGCCATAGCGAAGGAAAGAGTTTTGGACATCTTCTTGTAAGCAGCATCCGTCATCCCCGCTCGTGCCGTGAGCAATCCAATATCCTTCGAGAAACCCTTCATGCTCTTCAACGCAGGAAGGAGACCCCGCAACGCTCGAATGTTTGGAAACAGCTTCGCAATAGCGTCAGGAGGCAAATGCGCTATCCGCTTGAAAACCTTCTCCAATCCTTCCGCCTTGAGCGTTGCCACGCCCAGAGAAAATCCGAGTTTGTCTTTGGCGTATGCTGCTGCTTGCTTCGTTGGTTTCATAAACCCCATAATAATAGCATTGGTGGCCGTTACCGCATTGGCCGTGCGCACACCGTTACGGGTCAACGTAGCAATCGAGGCACCCAACTCCTCTACGGAAACCCCTGCTGATGCTGCTGATGACGCAACCAACCCTATGGTGGGAGCCAATTCTGCGAAAGTGGTCTTGCCTCGTTTGACGATCCCAAAGAGAAGATCCGACATGCTGGCCGCATGTTCAGCTCCGAGGCCGTAGGAACTCAACAATGTAGTAATCGCATCAGCCGCAACGCCTGTATCGGTCACGCCTGCAATCGCTGCTCGAGCAGATACAGAAAGAACGCCCAACGCCTTCTCCGCTGGAATAGTGGCCGACAGAATATCATACAAACCTTTTGATATAGTTTCGGTTCCCTGACCGAACTCCATTGACATCGCCGTTACACCCTGCGTCAGCCTCCCCATATGCTTTTCCGTATCGTCAACCATAGTGGAGACGTTGGCCATCTGCTGCTCGAAAGAAGCAAATGATTTGGACGCAATCGCCAACGGTGCAGCAAAGGCCAGACCGATACCCAGAGTCAAAAGACCTTTGCTGCGAAGCGTTGATTGCATGGTTTGCAACTTCCGCATAGTGAGAGCTGCCCCCGTATCGACACCAGCTGTATCGAGCGAGATCATTGCCGACATATTGCCAAGTGATTTGGGAATCATTTTGTTTTCTTCTTTCCAGCAGCGATCAAAGACCGAACCCAATGCATCATCTTGCCTTGATCCTCTTTCTCACCCGCAAAAGACGCATCAGGATTATAAAATGTCAGCAAGAAATCTTTCACCTTGAACCTTCGACCTTTCTCTGCTATGGTCTGATGAATCTTCATAGCTATCTGAGCCATGTACCAATCAGACCGTTCCAACCGCTGATACTCCGTTTTGAAAAACGCTTCCCACAAACGGACTTCTGAAAGGGAGAGCGTTTGCTGCGCTGCTTCTATCGACATGCCCGTTGCTTGGGCAATTTTACACCACAACAAACCTCCCCCCTCATTCAGTTTTTTTCAGCGTCTGCTTCCAGAAGAGCCTCAGCCACTTCCAATCCATTCAGCTTCGAGGACACAGCTGCGATTTTCTCAACCATTCCTGCTGGCCAATTCTTGAGAGTTGACTTCTCAATCTTTTTTTGCTCTCCTTCGTCATCAACAATTTTCATTGTCGCTGCCAAAAGCGTAACCTGACTGCCCGTCAAATCCAACATGTCAACTTCTCTTCGCATCACATCTTTCCCTTGAGCGTCCTTCTCACCCGTGCTTATCATACGCACTTTCAAAGTGGAAGAAAGTTCTTTGAGATATATGTCACGAGAAGCCTGAGTCAATTCATGGATCACGTACAACTGATCGTCAACTCGGATCTCTTCTGTTTTTGCTGCACTTGAAAACTCTCTCATGATGGTCTCCTTCTCTTTTCAATTATCAAAAATAAATTACGCCGAGCCAGCTTCCCAATCTGGGGCTGTTTCAACGCTCGATGCATTCTCAAGTGTGATAACAATCTCACACTCCGCCGTAGGTTGTTCACCCACTACCACTTCGCCAGGCGTGAAGGTTTTGAGATAACCCCAAACCGCAACCGCCATCCCGTCAGGGAAGGTGAAAGTGATAAGGTTGTTGTCATTGATAGCGGCATACGCATCTTCCATCGCATCAGGATCGTAGGCAGCCGTGAAACTACCATTGGTCATTTCCATCAATGACTGCGGGTACTTCGTCCGATACGAAGTGTTGGACAGCGATGTCGTGTCAATTGGATCACCGCCTTCCATGCCTGGAGGTGTGATACTTGTGGGATCAATCCGCAAAAATAAATTCGCGTGATCCGCAAAAGTGATCGTGGTTCCTTTTCCGTCTTTCAGTGTGTCAGCTTTCATTTGTGACTCCTTCTTATGTTATATTTCTAATCACCAATGAGTATTCCATATTGAATGCCCATAAATTGTTTTCATCACGACCCAAGGGAAACACTCCCCGTTGACGCTCCGATGAATTCACTACTATTGCTTGATCAAACGTACCGTCACCGACTCCCGCCCATGACCATCCGCTTATCTTATCGAGAACGTGTTGGATGCGTTTTGCTTTGTACACGCCCACGTCTTGTAAAATAGATCGCACGTGGATCGAAATCACGGGATCATTTTGATTCCCGCTGGCCAACGAACGAGAACGAATGTTGCTGGCCTCATCATAAATGGTTATCAGATTTTCAGGAAGATCCAATTGCTCCGCCGTACAGATCGACCAGTCAGTGCCTGAATCATAAGCAACTCCAACCGTCTGTTCGATGAGATACGCTCGGACGATACGGCATACAGGATACCATACCAGCTTATCCGCTTCCACTGGAGCAGCGTAGTCCACAGGCCAAGTTGTATCATTCCAATTGCTTACCATTATACTTTCACCCACTTCAAAATGTTTGCTTTGATCATCGTCAAATTGTCAGTGATGGCGCGCTCTAAATACTTGCGGCCACGAGGCCATTTGGATTTGAAGACAGTGCTCGGAGGAGCCTCATGAACAAACAACGCATAATTGGCCAACACGTAGATGATGCCCCAAACCTTCTTCCCGTGCCCACCGACTTTCGTGCGATGACCGCCCATCAAATTTCCCGTATCCACGGGAGTTCTTCTCATCGACTCACGTTGAATTGTTGCCACGGTCTCTACCATCGCGGCACGAGCGTTGCCGTGTATATGCATAGTGACTTTTCGCAGGTTCGCTCGAACCTCGTTGAGTCCTTTGATTTTGACTGTTGTTTTTGCCATCACACACTGACCCCCCGTAGAAATTCGGTGGCCTTGAAGTTGGGCATCTTGCGGAAACCTTTGATCATAATCGCTCCCGCCGTAGTGAGAGGACTATCAGCCCCGTCATCCACGTCAGCAATATCTCCCAAGTACAGATAACCACCAATGGCAACGTCCTGACTGACATAGATCTTATGCGAAGACATCTCAGAGAGATCCCGAGAATCAGGAACATCACCATCCACATTCGTCCATCGACAAGTGATAGCAACTCCCGTGGGGAAGGTTTGACCGCCGTCTCCGTCATTGACCGCTGCTCCCCAATAGACAGCGTCCTGCTTCAACATTTTAGTGATGATGCTCATGTGTTATTGTTTTCGTCCCAATCTTCCGTTCCCAGCCAACTGGCAGAAAGAGTGACCTTGGCTCTGCCTTTCGTTGCTCTGTTATTCAACGCAGCCAAATCTCCGTCAGTGTCCAAAATCAAAACCATCTGACCGTACCGAGTATGCTGCAAGCCCAAATCAACCTTTCCGAAAAACTTCTGACCGACTTCTCCTGCCTTCTCGTTTTCAGCCAGAGGATCCCGCATCGCATAAAAGTGAGCACTCAACCATCGTTCTATCAACTCCAGCTTTGCTGCAGTATAATCTGTTGTATTGCATACGTCTGTCACCAGAGCGTTTGCCACTTCGATAAACGGTGCGAGATCCGTGCTGATGTTTGCGTCAACCTCAATGATCAACGCTACGGCTGAATATGTAGTTCTTGCCATTTTTCATTATCCTTTTGGCGGAGGTGTTGACAAGAGTTTCTTTCTTCCTTTGATGCTGGTATAAATCGAAACTCCTGCCAGCACCAAACCAATAACGCTATCGGTGATCATCGTGGAAGTTTCATTGGATGCGGTTGCAGACATACCGAACCACGCTGCCAATGCCCACGCCACGCCTCGGATAACCGAAGCTGACAACCATTTTATCGTCTGTGCTTTATCCATGATCCACATCCTTACTACTATCTTCCAAGCAGCGTAAAAGTTAAAGACCCACCAATGCAAGCGATATTATCAGGCATCCTTTTAACAACGCCGTAATCGCTTCCTTTTGGAGAGCCAGTGATGACGCATTCTTTTGATTCTCAGCATTCCATGCGGCAGTAATCGTTACGAACTCAGCCAAAGCGTCATCACCAGATTTCTTTTCCAGAACCAACGCCCATGCTTCCAGTTCTTTTCCATTCGCCAAAAGCTCAATCAGGTTCAACGCCTCTTGCGAAGACATTGCGATGACGGCTGGACCATAAGTGTCGATGAACTCTTCCGAGAGTCCCAAACCTCTGGCCTTCAATTCTTCCATTGTCAAACTCATAAGTGTCTCCTTATCAGTGCGACTTCCTCGGGCAAAATACTACCTTTGGATGTCAGTTCCTTTTAGGCCGTCATTGACTTGCTGCAACCATTTGTTTTCTTCAATATAGAGAGCTTTGATGGTTGGCTCATCATACTTATCATCGGCCTTAGTATTCTTGTCAATGGTTTCACTCGCCACCTTCGTCTTTTTGATCAACGTATAGTAAGTTGCGTTGCACCAAATCTGTTTCCGAGCGTCAAACCAATACGCAAAAACATTCACTGTAGCATTGTCATAATAATTGGCGAACACTTTTGCGTTGGTAGCAATGCCTGCGGTGGCTGACTCCTTCGTCTGCTCAGTAGCGAGGCGTGCGGTTGCTTCCGCTGCGTTGGTTGCGATCTGAGCTTCCATCTTCGGAGTGGCTTGAATGCCGCTACATCCCGCCAACGCTACAAGCGCCAGCACCAATAGTATTGTTATGCGTTTCATTTGCGTCTCCTAAGTAAGTGTCCAAATCCCGAAAAGGAAACAGATCCAAATCGGAGTCTGGACCAAGGTTGATAATTTCTCGGTCAGGGAATTTCTCATTCAGTTCTTTTGCGATGATTCGGAATCCTTTTTCAAACCTCATGAAAGTTTGCTCGGTGACTCGAGCCTCCGAAGGATGCCAGTTGAGTTTCTTGTCAGATCCGACTTTCATGTCAAAACCCAATAACATAACCCGCCGTGCTCCGAGAAGGAGTGCGAGGTTGACCGCTACGCAACCCGTGTTGTTGCCCCAGTACAAACCGCCATGGCTGAGTCCGTTCTTCTCTCTCCGCATAGTACGCAGCCAAATTGGGGATCCTACGTGCAGAGAAGGCTGATTGGAAAACACGGGATTCTTGAAATGCTGGAGATATTGCTGACGTGCTGTGTACCACTTCAAATCTCCGAACACTACAGCATCGCAAATCTCTTCTCCTAACTGATAAGCGTCATTGATCCCAATGACCCGATGGTCTCGGAGCCTTTCCCAATCGAATCCACGAAGGGAACTGCCACCACCGATCAAGATGATATCTTCTCCCTTCCACCATTGTTCTGGATTCCATTGCATATGATTATCCGAGTGTTGCCAGAAAAGTTTCCAGCTCTGTTTTCTTCATCGATTTATCCGTCAAAGGCACATCAGGACTATCTTCACCCACAACGATGTATCTTGTTTTTGCGGCCTTGCCGACTTTCAAAACAAGCACATGCGCGTCCGATGCTTCTTTGTATCGGCTGGTGATATCCACGCCCAACCGATTCACTACGGGTTCCACTTCTTCAACGACCTCGGGCACAGGTTCTTCCGCTTTCTCTTCCTCTTTGGAGTTCAAATGAGTGAGTGGCCCAGTGGCTTCTTTTGAAGATGCTTCTTCAAACTTGAACGGGAAGGAAGAGGCAAGATCTTTTGTACTGGGAACCCTGTCACCAGGCCTGTACACTTTGTCGTCCTCTACGTGAGAACCGTTCTTGGGATCCTTGAATACAAAGTAACGTATCTTTTTTTCATCGGTCATGATTATAGTCTCCATTGGCCGTTTGTAAAATCCAAGACGGACTGGCTGGCCAATGCCAGTCCGTCTTGTGGCGATACACCAACATCCTAACAAAGATGATCCACGAAACCTAGATGGATCCGTAGACAATTCCCGTATTGCTATTTTGGTCAGCTCGGAACTGCGGAACCATGATGGTCATGACCTTGAAGTTCTGCTGAAGTCCACCGCTGGACTCCCACTGAACCGTAGTCATTTCCATTCCAATGACTTCACGGACAACGTCCGAGGTCATCTGAACTAACGCCAGATCGTAGTTCTGGAGATAGTCAACTGTCTGGACACCGAGGATGTCGGGAATTTTTCCCAGACGTTCACGCACGGTGATGTCTGAGTTGGCTTTGAAATCATCATCCAAATACTGATCCCAGTTCGGAGCGTGATAGATCATCCATGGCCCATAATGGTAAACAGCTCGAGCCTGTTCACGCATCGCCAGAACTTCGGCCAACAACGTGGTTCCCACGTCTGACGCAGCCACGGGAGTGGTGAGTGTCTTGGTGAGGTTGTTGGTGTAGTTCGACAGGCCATAGATCGTTCCGCCACCATACGCATACGTGCTGGAACGTCCCAGAGCGAGTTTCTCAACTTGCTCAGCGACTTTTCGTGCCGCCAATTCTGCCGTGGTTGTATCCAACGGACTTCCGCCATTCCTGCTCGCAGCGATCTGCCTTGAGGAGTAGTGGAAATCCTTATGGATAATCGGCAGGGGCAAGTTCGTCAGCTCGAACACTGGACGATCACCCTGAGACTGCCTGAGACCGTCCATCGAGATGATCGCATCATCAATGTCGCTCATGGTCTCGGTTTCCAGAACCGTCTTGCCCATCCCATTCGGGATACTGTAAGTCAGTCCTCGGGAGCGGAGATCACCGACAAACTTGAGACGAGGCTGTGCCACACGGACAATCGCCTCATCCAAAATCTTCCAGTCATCTTTCCGAAGCGTTGCGGTGGCGTTTGCCACACGAACAGCTTTGGGTTCGCCACCTTCGTTTCTTGTGATGTAGGTTTGTCCATCATCACCGATGTACGGACGCAGTACATCTGTGTCGAAATCGTTGGAGAGAAGCGTTTGAGCTACCTGACCAACCGCTGATCCATTCATGAAAAAGTCCATTTTGTATTCCTTTCTTTTTCTGGTTCTTATGAAAACACATAGACAACTGGTCTATGCAGCTCGTACATCGGTCAGCGTATCGGTTGCCGCAGTCACGGCCTCTTCCGCATACGCAATGACTTGATTGGCATTGTTACCCGAGGTCAAAGTGCTAAAGCTGATGAGTGTTCCATCTCCAGCTGAGTACAAGGCTTGACCCTTGACGATTGTTTCACCTGACTTCACGATGCCTTGGAACCGAGTTCCACGCATCTGAATGTGATAGGTCACCAGCTCTGCAGCTTCATAAGCGTGAGTGGTGATCTGACCTTGCAGAGCATCTTCCACCGCTACACCGAGTTGTGAATGACCGCCTTCTTGCGAGTGCTTTCGGATCTTTCCTGTACTCATCAGCTCGACCAAATGGCCAGGACTCAGAGCAGCATTGGCAAGTGCTTCTTCTTTTTTGTAATCACCGTCTAATTGAATCGTGTTTGGCATTTTATCATTCCTTTCATTTTATCATTTGATAATAATCAAGCACCAACGAGGACATCCCCGTTATTTGTCTTTGCTCTTGTCGAAGTTCATGGTCACCGCCACAAGCGGTTCTTCCACATGCTCATCTTCTTCGTTCTTCGTGACAGGAGCCTGTCCTGAGAAATCTGCCTTGGGCAGTTCCTCTTCGCTATTCACCGCCAGCTTCGCAATCGCTTCCAAGTCCTCGATGGATTTGGATTTCAATTGATCTTCGGTGAATGTGTTCTTCTTGTTCGCTCGGATCTTTTCAATCAAAGCATTGCGAACACCTTGGAGCTGTTTCTGTCCTTGCTCGAGGACTTCTTTGATTTCTGGCGGAGCGTTGCTGATGAACTTCTCTGCCGTAATTGGAGCGGGTTGCTCCACGTTGCCCGTGGGGGCTTCTTCCTCTCCACCTTCTTCGGCAGGAGGATCTTCTGCTGGGGGATCCTCTTCAGCTGGCGGATCCTCTTCCTCATTCTCCACAGGTTTTCTTTCCTGTAGGTGCTTGAGACCTTCTTCATTTTGACTCAGGAGGAATTCACGATCCTCTTCAGTCCACTTTCCATTGTCAATCAATTCCTGAACGATTTTCTCAATATCCATTTCATACTCCTTCTCATAAATGAGGTTCTGTATTTTCTTGTTACCGTTCACTACCACGTACTCATATCGGCGTACCACTCTTTGCGGTGAACCTTCTAATGATACAACATCTCCGTTGACCTTGTATCCCATCTGATAAAGCAAATTGTTTTCCTCGAAAATAAAGAAGCCATCATCAAACGTATCCATCACCCAGATATAATTGAGCTGATCTTTTCCGTTCGGGTTTCTGTTCTTGGTTATGAGCGATTGGAGATCATCCCGAAGAGCCTGATGAGAGACTTGGTTGCGAAGAAATCCCCCGCCGTCAGCAATCGAACACGCTCCAACTTTATCGGGGAGCAATGCGAGGTGGTCTGGTTTGTAGTTTCGGAGAACAGCGTCATATGGTTCGTCATTGAAGGATCCCGCTGTTGGATCCACGTCAGCATATAACCCTGTAGACAATTCCATCATGGCGTTGTTTTGGATCGCATCGGTGATTCGGTCATCGACCTTTCCAATGCGATCCTTTTCCAACCACGCCTCCGCTTTGAGTTTGTTCTCCTCGAAGCGAGTGTTCATGATCATACCAACCTTGCGGTTGTCGAGGATCTCTGGCCGACACGCTGTAACAGGCTGGCCATCTATCTCGGGATGATACACCACGATGGGTTTGTGATCCCAAACGCCAGGAAATTTCCTCAGCTCATCTTCGGGATACATCAGTGGGCCATCGGATCCGTTCAAAACGCCTTCAACAATCATCACCATCGGCGCAACCAAATAGTCTCGATCCTCCAAACGAGCATGACGCACTTTTCCTGAAAGATTGGCAGTCACGGTATTGAATATGTTTTTCATAAGTTTCTCCAGCCACAAAAAAAAGCACGGAACCTTTTGTAGGAGGCTCCGTGCTCGGATGCTTCTATGCTTTTGATATTCACTTTCTACCTTTTATCATAAAAGATCAAAAGCGTTTCTCAAAAAGAAAAAAGCAAAAATTTTTTGATTTTATTTTTGGGCGTTTTTTCGAGTTGGAGGCAGATGTTTTTCGTGATCAGTTACGTGCATGACTCGACCTGCGTGAAAGGTCACGTGAATTTCTCCGTAGAAATCTTCCTTCATCTTCTTTTCAAGATGCTCCGTCAACCATTTCTGCTCTTTGAGTTTCTCGATAGGATTGCCACTGCTCAAACTAGATTCTCCAATTCAGAAAGATCCTCGGTCATCGAAACTATCGTTGCGTATGGATCCATCAGAAATTCTCCTTCATAAAAGTTTCATAATACTCATCACACCAAGCCATTCGGTGCGGTATGATTTTGCTCAACAACTCCCGTAACCGAGGCCAATTGGCTTCTGAATAACCTGGCCTGAGCAGATGAGCATCTATATCTCCTGCTTGAATTTCTCGCCAACAACTCCGATCTATGCGGTCAACTGGCGGTGCTCCCCGTCTCGCAATGATTTCTTTTTCTCCTTCCCATTCGTGAATCCGCTTGCCGAAGAATGATTCATCATAGCACCAAACCTTCATTCCATCAGCCTCATCTCGAACGCCTTTCAACGCCTCTTCCAAAGCCATAGAAAGGATCTGCCGCCATGTTCTCACCTTCGCTCCGATGTACCCAATGGGATACTTCGGGTCAGGTTCGTGAGCGTACACATTTCCATAATACAAATGGACATGGTCATAGGGAGTTTCTCGATGAAAAGGAACTCCCGTCAAAGGCCAGAGATCCATATCACTCGTCAACAGATACACTCGCTCATCTAATGGCTCCCCATAATATATCAAGTGCCACGCAAACAATCGACTCACCTGCGCAACGGTGGCATCATTGAAACCTTCGATCCTATCAATGAAATGAATCTCCGCTCCTGCCTCCCGAGACCAGTTCAAAACAGATCCCTGCCATTCTTCACAGGATCCTACAAGCATGATCGTGGGGATGTAATCCGTGAGCTCACTCCAAAGCATCGAAGTCAACGGAGCAAAAAAAGAATAATCTCTGTTGAGATTGCAAGACAACACCACACGTCTCATTGGTGGTGGGTTGCCGTCTTGGATTGTCGCTTGGTGCGTTCGTCTTTCGCATTCCTGAATCATAGACGTATCGCAATGAGAATCATACCACTTGACCGCTGGGGTGTGTTGGAAACCGTCTCCGAGGCAAGGACTCAAACTATCACCATCACGGACAACCGTCTCATTCAATGCGACATTCGGAGAGACTTCACTGCGCAATCGCTTCTCCCCATATGATCTGGGATTGACGAACCGATGAGACATGGCTCTGTTGGCGAGATGTTTCCAAATATGTCGCTGCAAAAACATCTGATCCTTTCCGTGCTCATTTTCCATTTCCGCAGCTCCGCAAAAAGCCTCCCACGTTGGCCAGAGTTCCCGAATGGCTTCAGAACGAAACCCGCACAAGCCTCCCATGATGGGAGATCCGTGAGCTTCATTATCCGTGATGCTATGAACATCCCAACCGCTCTCAATGAACTCTTCGCAAGCATACCGATCTCGAGGCATCGGAAGCGCATCCACGTCTCGACAAAACACATACTCAGCATCTGACTCCCAGATCGGACGCAATCGCCAAAGCATTCCTTCGCATAAGGTTGGATTCTCTTTTCCGCTGTATATCAATTTCAAAAAACTATTGGGCTGACGAGCGAATGAAAAGAGTGTGGATCCATAATATCCACGAAAGATATTTTCGTCATGGTACAAGTGCAATTCCCAGTCAGGAAAAACATTCGGAAACGCCCGAAGAACCGAAGACAAAAATTTCAAATAGAACCACCAACGATCTGGCCTTTGATTTTCTTCGTCTTGTATCACAAAAAGACTCATACCAACTACATTCATTTTATCACTCCAAAAAGATCCAACCCATCCAACAACGAACCATCATCATTTTGTATCATGTCTCGTGCTTCCTCTGCGTGCCAACTTTCTCCTTCTAGGGACAAGTGATCCAACCACTCCTCATACGGAGCTGTCCACTTGTTTTTCATCACTGAAGTTTTCATTCCTTCCTCGTTCAATGCTTGTCCATAAGTTTTGTTCAAAGCTGTAACCGAAGAACGAGACAAGTCAGGCCAACGGATCCGCTCTTGAATTTTATACCATGCGTGTTTTGCTTTCAAACGATCCCAATTGACCCACTGGAGGTGCATCACGCCTCCGCAACTCTTATCTGGCACGGGATTTCTTCGATGCTCCCACGCTCCGTGAGGAGGCCGATGATGATGGGCATATCCCGCCTCTCGATTATGCCAACACAAATCAGAATGATCTCGAAAGGCCACCGTGATTCGGGATCGGCTCCAAACGCTCTGATCATCTCGAAACACTTCCAATCCCCGCCAAGGAGCAATCATCGGAAGATCCAGCAATTGTTTCTCCGCCAATTGATCGAGGTAGCCACGCATATGTACCAAAAGGTTTCCCGTCAGCACCTCGTCAGCATCTATGATGGCGATGTGGGTGGCTCCCGCTTCCCTCGCTGCTTCGAGAGTTCTTTGACGGTCAACCATCTCATCCCAATAACCTTCGGCACTCGAATACAGGCACACGATCCGCTCAGGCTGTTCCAATTTGACCTCGTCAATAATCGCTTGCGAAGCATCCAAGGATCCATTATTCAACACCACCATAACGTCCACCCACTTCAACGCAGCCCGAAGTGAAAGACCCAGCACCCATTCCTCATTGCGAACTACCATCACGCCTACGATTTTCATTTCAAACACCCTTCCGTGAATGGACAAGTGTCAATGAGATCCATTTGACGTTGTCCAATCCAATCGTCCTTGTATTCTGCTTCCCATCGCTTTTTGTATCTGTCAAGAAACTTCAAAGGAAGTTCCCGAGAGGTTCGACAATCGGAAGGCATAACAGGAGCGCGTCCGACACTCGCAAAATAATCCCAGAACTTTATACCATCACCCCCAATATCATCTCCCACATTCACTTGTCGATTCGGGATCCCATAAGCATCCGCCACGATCAATCCATGAAGAGCGGAAGAGAAAATGAATTCACATTCTGTAATCTCTTTCACCACGGTTTCAATAGGCTGAAGGATGTTTATGATTTTGATCTCCTCTCGATCTTTCCAGTGCATCCAATACGCTCGTTGCTGATCCACGTAATGAGGAACAAATCCGATGGGATGCTGCTTTTGCGAAGAAGGCGGAATATATGCGGGCAAAAGCAATGCGGGATCCCCCTGCGGTGTTTTCTTCGCTGCTTTTTCATCTTCGCCAGCACAAACCGTTGCGGTGTATGGTCCACGAACGCATCGCACGCTGGCTCCTTCCGTCAACATCTCGCTTCGGGATCCGATCCCGCTTCCCCAAACAATCCCATCTTTGGTAACCCAATCCAAAATAGATCCGCACGCATATAATTTTATGCCCTCAACTGACGGTTCCGAATAGATCGGAAACCTTCCTGTCATCCGCTCGATCAAGAACGGCGTGACCTTATCTCCCAGATTCAAACTCTGACACCACGTGGCCGTGACTGGTTCTAAATTTTCTTTCATCATTTCACCTTTGGCTGGTGGTGCGGAAAACCCGCAGCCCTTCTTGTGTTGAACAACGCTTTGTCTATGTCCCAATGGTCTCGAGCCTTGTTGAGATAGACTGGACGCTGACGGCGTTGCCGTGACCAGTGATCGTGATAGTGATTAAGATCGGATCGTTGCCAGAGGATCCTCAACTTGGTGGTCACCTCATATAATTCTTCATCAGCAAAAAAATGAAAATACTCAGGCCAAAAAACTCCTCTGCCCTCGTTCAATTCATCAATAACCTTCCGCCCCAACCACGGACTTCCGCAGATCCTCGCTGCGGCAGGATGACCAAACTTGTCTTTCATCCAATCATCCCCCGTAGGTTGCATCACGCCAAACAAATCTGGATACGCATCTTGAAACTGCCAACCGATCTCCTCCGCTACCACGTATGGATCTGGAAACATATCATCCCCGCCCGTGACTACAATATCTGAATCGACTTCTCGACACAACTGACCCAACGCCTTCGGCCACCCTTGATAATCCTTCGTGTACAGGATCTTATCCGCTGCGGGCACTTCGGGCATCCCTTCATCGAGAAGCACCATTGTCCTGTAGCCCATCGCTTGCCAAGCCTGAAATGCCCGTTGACATTTCTCAGGATTCGCACTGGGAATCGCATACCAGACTTCCATCTCTTCTCCTTTGCTTTGCTTCTCTTGAGGCTTGCATGTGCTTGATTATCGGCGTGACGTTCGGAAACTCTTTTTGCATGAGATCGAAAATGAAACAATACTCGGGAGGAATGTTTTCAAATTTGATATCCTTGCTCTTCCGAATAGCTGCGTGAAGGTTTCTCTGCTCCCACAGCGTTCCGTGTGTCAAATTCTCATCCTCCCACACTTTGAATAGTTCAATGACCCGTTCGTTGGCTTGAAAATAGATTGTGCCTGAGAGTAGTTCCTGACGTGCCCTGCGGATATGACAACCCACATCCGCTTCGAGCGTTTCAAAGTAATCCAGAGAACCGAGGACAACCGCATCCACGTCCAGATACAAGCACCGCCTTCCCATATTGTTCAACGCAAATTCATAGAGGATCTCCGCCTTAGCTTGCGTATTGGCTTGCCAACTTCCTCGATCCGCTATCACGAATGCCTCGGACTCATAACCCAACTCTTGTAGACTATCCCGCCAGCGTTTGTAATACTGAGCATACACAAGATCGTCCGTGTAATATCCTACAACCAACAAATCACTCATCATCCATCCCCTCCTCTTCCGCTTCCAATGCATCTTTGAATATCTGAGCTTCGATGTTGCTCTGTATTCGGTACTGGAAGCTCACCAACAACGGCATCATCAGATCTTCGGGCATCCCGTTGTATTGAAGCTCTCTGGTGTAAACCGTAACCGCTTGAGCGAGTTGCTTGGAAAGTTCTTCCGCTTCTTCCGCTCGTTTTTGAGCGTTGGACTTTTCCCGCTCTCCGAGAACCCGTTGGGCAATGGCTTGGTTAGTCTGCTGAAGAGAAAGCAAACACTCCTCCGCTTCTTTCCACCGCTTCGGCCAAACATCTCTCAAATCCGTTTTCAAATCTCCTGTCAACGGAATCTCTTCACATATTCTATGAATCAACTTTGACATTGATAGTTCCTTTCCTTTTTACATCCCAGATCAAATTCATTCCTCGTTCGGCATACTCTCGGGCAGTCTCCCAATTCTGTCCTCGCTTCCCTTTGCGATAGACTCGGAACATCTGCTCAGTATTTTCCACGCCGTTCTTCACTCCATAATGATAATAGATCGCAATGACGTGGTGACGATTGGTCAGGTCAACTCGATCCAGATTCATCCCCGCTGCAATCGCCCCCTCTCGAGCCGTATCTGGTTGAACGCAATATGGATTGTCTACTGGTCCACCTTCCAGCTGACCGACCGCCCATAAAAAGAGATCAGGTTCATCCTGCCACACCTGACTCAAGTCAAGTTCCAATTTGCTTTTCTTCATTGTATTCTCCTTCTGGACGGGTTCAGGAACATCTTCCACATCAACAAACGAAGTCAGCAGGATCGTTACAAAAAGAGATACTACAAACCACCATCCCAGCGTGGTGAGTATCCTTCGGGTGAATCCTTCTCGATAGTTGTTACAGTATTTCATTTCAAGCATCCTTTCTTTTCCCAGCAGTTATCTTCACTCCCTTATTATCGGCCTTCTTGCTTTTTTTCTTTGCTCTTTTTTTCGGAAATCTTTTCTCCTCAATATCCAATCCCAATCGCTGACCCGCATCCACGAGGATCCTGCGACCTGTGATGGCTTCTCTCAGATCCTCTTCTACCTTGACGAGTTCTTTTTGACAGTCCATCGCATTGATGTGCCCGTAGGTTCCGAGACGAAACTGGAACTCAATCCTGATCCACCTCTTGACGAGCTGCCGAAGATGTTTGTTTTTTTCTTCGCTCATATATCATCTCTTCATAACACTTTTCAAAATCATGCGAACTGTGACGGGATCTCTGCCCGTTGATCAGCAAAGAATCAATTTCTTTTCCGCAAATTTTACAATGACGAGTCATGCACACCTTCCAAAAAAAGGAAGGAGAGACAGCGAACAGCTCCATCATCCGCCACGCAGCAATCCATACCGTCTCTCAACTTCCATGACCCAGATCCGTCAACGGGCACGGAGGAAGCGGTGCGGGCTTGAGTGCTTCCTTTTTCTCCGCTTCGATCTTTTCCAGTGCGTGAGGATCTTCTGGCGGATCGTATCGTTTGACGGTGATGGGTTCGGATAGCTTTTTGTCGATGCTCCGAACCGCTACGGCAGTGATCACCACCGAAGAAGTAATCACGCCAATCATAAAAACAACTGCCCACGGTAGTCTGTAAATAGTCATAGTTGGTCTCCTATGTTGAATTGAATCCCGTGATCTCCTTTGACAGGCTTCAGATGTTTGTTGTCACCAAAAGCAATTTTCAACGGGATGCCATCTGGGAACGCTTCGCAATAGACCACTTCAGTCAGCTCATTACCTTCTTCAAGATACCGAACACCCGAATAGTGAATACAGCCCCGTTTGGAACATGTACTTTCTTTCATCATAACAGTCTCCTTCTGCCTTATTATAGATCCTCGTTATAGATCAGAACCAAGTAAATCAAAAAAGAAATCATGAAGTTTTTTCGGCAGCAGCTTTCCACCAAGCCCATAATCCTTATGAGTGTATGCAGCGAAACTCTCCGCAAACAGTTCCATATCATTAGTGTACGCGTATCTTCCTATGTTATCTTGAATCGTCAAATTGCCGCCTTTTGTATATGCTTTCCATATGGATTGAAACTCTGCTTTCTTTTCTGCGGCAAGTGAGAACTGCAAACCGTGACCCATCTCATGCCTGAAAATGCCAGTGGTTGACCCATCGACGCTGTATTGGAAGCCTCCTAGTTTGAATGGTTTTGTTTTGGTGGAGTTGTTCAAACCTAGAACAAGTTTGCCTCTGCTACTATCGAACACACCTACGGCATTGATATTCTCCTTTTTCAAAAGCCAACCATATTCTGAGTTGGTGATATTGAGTGTTTGCACTTGACTAAGTGCTTCATCAATAGCATTCTTCCCTATGTACTTATTACCAGCACGCAATCGGTAGATTTCATCGGTGATCCCTTCTACTTGTTTGTGTAATTTACTCCACGGCACTTCAGCTCCTCCTCCTTTGAACATCCCTACAGAATCCTTACCTCCACCGATGTTCGGCCTCACCAGTGTCGGATGTCCTCTTGAGCTCTTGGTGGGGAAGGATGCTTCAAGTCTGCCCATTAGATCAGCGGTCTCATCATCGACATGACTGAACTTTTTGATGTAAGTGACCCGTTCGGGATCAGGTGCTTTTCTTACTGTGGTGTCAATCTTCGGTTTCTTCCCAGCATCTCGGGCACGGTCTTGTGCTGCCAACTTTTTGTCCAACTTTTTAACAACTGCCTTCTCCTGTGCGAGCTTTCTTTTCAACTCTGCAATTTCTTTGTTTCGTTTTTCAACTGCGGCAAGTTTCTTTTTGGTTTCTTTCAGTTCCTTTGTTTGAGTGGCAAGTTTCTTTTCAGCAGCAAGTCTTTTGGCAGTAGCAGCATCGAGATCCTTTTGCAACTTTATTGTTTTGGTTGCTATGGGCTTCTTCGTTGCTGCGGCCACGGCTTTATTGAATTCATCTTGTAGCCTAGCCCTCTCCGCTGCCCACTGCCCTTTTCCCCATGGACGGCTTGCATACAACGCATCCAATTGTTTTTCAAACGCTTCTCGGGTGGGTGGTGCTTTCGTGGGTGGTTTCTTGGCGGCTATCTCATCACGAAGCCGTTGTGTAGCTCCTCCACCACGAGGTTTGTGGAATGGTTGAACTTTCTTCACGGCCTTCTTCTTGGCGACTTTCTTGACGGCCTTCTTCTTAACAGGTGTTGGGAGTTTCGCTTTGAGCAATTCTTTCCCCGCCCATGAGCTTCTTTTCTTCTTGCTCAGGAGAGATCCTTTGACCCGTTCGGCGTCAATGCTCTCCGCTAATGATTTGTTGAGATCCGCTTGCGGTGTTTTCGGTCTATTCGGAACGGGAACCCAAGCACATCGACAATTGGGATGCCTCGGGATCAATCCCCTCGCTTCTTCCAACTTCAGGATCTCTCCTTCCATCGGTTGACACATTCCGCATACTCGATCATCTCCCGCCGTCAACCATTCGGCCTGAATCGTCACTTCGTCAATCGCCAAATCCTCATAAGCGTCCAACTGGCCTTCGGCGTGAGCTGCGATAACCTCGGTGCGTGCTATCATCCGTGCTCTCGTCCGAGTGAGTCCAGTTATGTCTTTGGTCATCCTCCTCGCTATGACTCTGGGGTTGTCTCCTTGTGCGAGACCCAAAGAAAGATGCCGAGAGAGCTTTTGCCCCATTGCCGCTGTAACGCCTGTTAGATCGTTCCAGGCACGGGTGTAAATGGCTTCTATTCGCTTCGTCTGCTCCGCTCCCTGAAAGCTGACGCCCAAAATGTTCCCGTTCGGCATCGTCCTCAACGCTTCGGGAGTTTCCAAAAGATCTCCGTACACTTGTTGGTAGGATTTGGTGAGACCTTTTTTGTATGAGCTTTCGATATATGGAGCCAACCACGGTTTCCCTCCTACCGCATCCGAGATCAGAACTTTCTCGTTGATTTGTTCTTGTAACCACCTACGAAAAGAGGTGACCTTTTGAGCGTCCGATTGAAAACGCCATACCTGTCTTTCAACTATATTGAATTGGAGAGTGGGAGCGGGTTTCAATCCAAACGCGTCATCGTCAATAAGTAATTCCCGAACCGCTCGAGAGATCAACGCAAACCGCTTGTTCATATCTCGAACGAAACGTGCCCGAAGCATCGTGGTTTGCGTAGGATCCTTTTTCAAAGTGGTAGGCATCTATTCAACCGCCTTTCATCGGACTGCATGTCATAAAAAACAACTCTCGAAATATCAAAACCCAAGCACACACAACTCCTCCTCCCACCAATATAATAATCAACCAAAACCAGATTCTTGACCAATCTTCACCGTAGGGATCGTGCTGTTCAATCATCACTCATATCCTTTTCTGATCTCTATTTATTTTTGAGGAGGAACTGGAGGAACTGGTGGCTCGTTTTCTTCTTCCTCTTCTTCGGGTTGAATTGGCGTACCATCAGGATTCAATCCCTGCTTTCGCAGATCCTCTTCGAGTGCGGCTTGATCTTTTTCTTCCTGCTCGATGATTGCTTCAATCTCCGCTTTCATTTCTTCAACTAGATCCGCATCCAGTCCAATAATGTTTATCAGATACTGGTCAGGCGGAATCAAGTGATCAACTCCGCCTTGTACATATGCTTTCATGGCGGCTGTTATTATGTTCGCCACTTCCGCCTTTTCCTTCTCGCTGACCTCTAGCATATTAGGCCAGTCAATTTTGAAATCTTCTACCTCAGGCAAAACACCTACGTTTATCAATTGCTGAATGAAAGGCCGTACCACATACGGCGTCAGATATTCTCTTTGCCGAGAGGCCATCCGCTTCGCCCACGCTTTTGCGTCCTGACCACCCGCCAGCTTTCCTTCTTCTGTACCCATGAAGATCCTGAACGGGATCCCCTTGGCCAATGCGATGAGTTTCAACTGAACGATGATCTGCGGCGTGGGATCCACGACCTGCGGAGCCAATGAATGGACTTTCACGCCAACCGTTTTCAACGCTCGTTGAAGGCCATTGGTATAGTCCAACATCTCGTTCTTCAATGCGTCCGTGTCGATAGCATCGGAACCCGCTTCAAGCAACGCTGGATCAACCTCGAAGTTGAAACCAGGAAACGCTCCTTGCCAGTACATCTCCGCCGATCCTCCCGCCACTTTGCGGATGTCCTGTAATCGGTTATATACATTTCTCAATCGACTCACCCCCACCACATCACTCATCCTTCGGTTGTCTGCTAAGTGAACCACTCGAGACCAATGAACCTTCATGCCTTCGGAACTCTTGATGGATTTGGTATTGGTAATATCATCAAATTGAACGGTGTATAAAACAGGCAATCCATATCTCTCGTTTTGAGAATCCTTTTCGAGCTTAGCGACTTGCACCACGCTCTCATCGAACACCCGAAGGTACAGCAACTCCATTCCTTCTCTGGGCACAACTTCGTCCTTGAGCTTTGCGCCATCGTTCAATCCCAACAGTATGATCCCGAACCGCCCCAGACCGCTTAGTACATCAGCACGTGCCATAATCGAATACAAATCTTTTTGTTCTTCGATCTCTTTCCACGCCTTCTCAAATTCGGTTTCGTCTGCTTCCTCGTTCTCCGTCACTATGGGATCCGATTGCCAGCACTCCTCGGGAATGATATGGACTACTCGAGCCGCATAACCTTCCTTTTCGTAGATGTCATTGTAATCGGAGGCTGACGGGTTGACCTTGTACCCGCATTCGGTATCCAGATCCCTTCGAGGATCCAGCATCTTGCTCCACGCTTCGCTTCGTGTAGACATCGTGTTGATGATTTGTTGCATAGTGGAGGTAGTATGATGGTTGAGAATCCTCGCACCGATCTTTTTTTTCTGCTGGGCCAGATTGATCGATGGCACGGGAGTTCCCATGTTCTTCAATTTCTTCACTGCTTTCTTCTTTGCCATGTTATCTCAATGCTCCTATGTATTTCTGTCTGCCCACGAGGAGAGAAAAAGCTCCTGTGGATGCGTCTATTTGGTCTTTGTATTTGCTTTGTTCTCGGAAGGATCGCATCTCATCGAGATACGCACTGTTCCAATCCGCTCTTCTCATCTTCACCGCTCCGCCATTGACTTGACTCGCCAGCGGATCCGCTCGTTGAACTTTGTTCCCGCTGCTAGCACCAACGAGATCCGCTGCGACTCGGAAGCCAGCGAGGTTTCGGATCGTGTTCTCAGCGGATTCTTTCCCGCCACTTCCAGGTTCTTGTTCTACTCGAACAATCACCCGCCTTCCATCCGCTTCCGCCGTTTGTCGGATTATCTTTTCACGAGTATACGCTTCCCACTGCCCTCTCACTACGTCTAATATCACAAACTCCTTCATGCGGTTCTTTCCTCTTGCTCCCATAAGCACTCCCGCCGTATATGCTCCGCCTTCTCGTGTACCCGCTTTGTCCCAATACCGAACGAGCTTGAACCCTTCAGGATACTTGTCCATGGGTAGGATCTCGATGTTGTCCGTCTTGAACATTCCTCCTCCCCGTGGGATTGGGTTCTGAAGATATTGAGCCTCATAAGAATGCTCGGAAACTCTCCATTGATTTTCCAATACCATTCTACTCAACCGAACGGGATCCAAAAGGCCATCCACGTAACGTGCAGCCAAAGAGACGGGTTTGATGAACTCGTTTACTTCCGCAGGGAGGCAGATATGCTTCACGTGCCTTCCTCTTTTCATTTGGTCTTGCCAAAGGGCACTCGGATCGTCTCGGTGAAGTCTTTGCATTATCATCACCGTGGGGGTTCTGGATTGGTCTACTTTTCTTTTTGGTATAACATCGGTCAGCCAGAGGCGTGCCGCTTCGTTCTCTGCCAAACTCTCCGCTCCCTGCGGATCCACTGGATCATCTATGATTATCAAATGCCCGTGCCTTCCCGTAACCGCTCCGCCCGTGGACGTAGCGAACCGCCACCCTCCAGCGGTGGTCTGATAGAATTGTTTTGCGTTTTGAGTGCTACTCAATTTGACTTCGGGAAAACACGCTTTGTATTTCTCGCTTTCCACAATCGCTCTTCCCTTCGTAGAGAGATCCAATGCGAGGTCATGCCCGTAACTGCCGCAGATAATCTGAACCCACGGTGCTCGGATCCAACACCACGCAGGAAGCATAACCGAGGTGATGGTGCTTTTGCTAGTGCCTGGCGCGATGTTGATTAGAAGATCCTGCCGAAGAGGCAAACGCTTGAAAACCCGCTCCGCCAGCTTCTGAAGTTCTTCGCATAACAAGGGCATGTGCCAATTCTCAATGAGAGGTTCATCAATAATTTCTGCCCAGAACTCTTGAACGAAAAACCAAAAGCTATCACGGCAGATACTCGCTACCACGTCATGCTCTTCCAATAGAATATCTTCAGCAATCTCTTTTTCGAGTAATGCGGGTGTCATTCTTCCTTCTCCTCCTTCTGGGCTTCTCGGATCCTCTCCAACAACTCTTTCTTCGCTTCCGTTCCCAACCCCAAATCTTCTACACGTACCGTATTCAATTTGGGCGTATCGTCCGAATGAGAATGACGAATGATAAGAAGTCCTTGGATTTTGTCGAGGGCATCGAGAGCTTTTTGTTTATCATGAAGAACGTATCGGAGTTCAGTGACTTCGGGAACTTCGGGAACTTCTGGACGGATCTCCTCACCATCCTTATCATACCGAGCTGGCTTGGCGGGTTTCCTTTTTTCCAACGTAACCATTCGAGCGGATTCCACCGCTGCGCAATCGTCTGTACTCAAACGGTTGAAAAAGTCTGCCACGCTCGAAGCATCGCTGGCTGCCTTCGCTATCTCATCGTGATTGGCAAAAGCAATTCGGGCATGTTCTCGAATAGTTCGGTCAGCGGTGACTTGAGTTCGGATCTCCCGATCCTTATTGAGTTCAGCTATCCTCTTTTGGATATGCGTCTTTTGGAGAAGCTCATGAGCACGGACGTGATTATTGTTGCCGCCATAGCCAGCGTCACGATGGGATTTGGATCCGTTACCGTGTTTGATGTATTCTTTGCAAAAGCGTTCCTCTTTCACCGTGCACTTGGTGACGGTTGGGATCGTTCTTGCCGCCTTCTTCGCTTTCTTCACAAGAGTTTTCTTGGCCATATTCGGTTTCCTTACTACTTCCTATCATATCGACCAAGTCCACTTCAACAAAAAGAATTATTCAATTGTCGGAATCTTTTTCATCATCAGCTTTTGCCATCACCATACTCACCTCCTGAGTTTCCTCAGAACATTGCTCAAAATTTCTTCCATTTCCTGCTCGATGATTGCTCGGATCTTCTTGCTGACGGTTCGTTCGGCCTCTTCTCGGAGCTGGAGGAGGTTCACGTGCCACGGTGCTTTGATGTATGGACAGATGAACTGATCAAAGGTGGTTATGATTCCCGCCATCGCTCCTCCCCAGCTTTTACTTCCACGCACGTTTCTCACTATGTCCATCCACGCATTACAAACATCACACCTCATCTTCTCTACGGTTCCTGCCTCGGGAAAGAGCATGCCTTTGTTTTTCATTTTTCTTTCTCCTCTTCTCCAAACGTCACTTGGACGTTCAACTCCACCGTGATGTATTCACCGTCATGCTGTATCATTTTACTTCAGGTGCTTTCGTCAGAATGTGTTCGGCGTTCAGGCCTCTTCCCTCATGACCTCCCACGGTCTGAAAATCCAAGGCTCCTCTCTTTCTGAGTTTCCTCAGAACATTCGGAATGTTCGCCAAGTGACAATCGTTCGTGACGTTGTACCCTTTGAAATTTTTCAGGATCCATTCCCGAATATCCAGCACGCTGAATAGCTCTCCTTCGTTAATCATCGTCATATACTCGGTGATGATGTCGTAGGAAGTTTTGCTGAGATACTTGCGGGTGTCTTTGGTTCCTCTTCTTCTTTTTCGTTTCTTCTTTTTCGTAGGATGAATGTTCATCACTACAGGAACCGCAAACACGGGTGAACCGTACATCTCATCGAGAGCAATCAACGTCTCTTCGTACCACCGTTCAATTTTGTCGATGCGAGCATCACGGATTTTCGTGAGATCGTTTTTCATCGTTTCCAATTTGCTTTTCTTCGGCATTGTAGTCTCCTTCTGAATGTTAAAATCTTTTTGCTTCCGTCTTATTATAGATTGAAAAAACCAAAACAAAAAAGAACTCCTTCTTCAATCGCTATTGCTCTTGAAGGTTCTTTCTTCTCTACTCGTTGAGTAGGCAGAAAGTGCCCGAGCAATTCGGACACTTTCAAAAACTTCAATCAATTTTGAGTGAGGCTTTCAAGCGGAACTTCGTCAAACCATTTCGCTGGGATCGTCCAGCCACTCCTCGAAGTTCGCAGAGTGCAAAACAAAAATGTTTTGGAACGCAATAGGGCACGTTGCGTTTCGTTACGTCTCTTCACCTACTGACCCGTGAAGCGTTTGGTATCAGTTTTTGACCTCGGTCTTTCCTGAAACTGACGGCAGGACTTTCTGCGGTTTTCTTCCTGTCTTATTATAGATGCGAAAAGAAAAACAAAAAATTTCAAAAAAACTTTTCAGGATCCAAAAAACAAAAGAGCCATAACACTAACAAATAACACTAAAAAGGAAGGGAAAAAGGAGCCCAAAAAAAAAGTGCATGTTTTTTCGGATTTTACGCTTGACGAATATCGAAACAGTCGATACTATATAGTGTAGAAGTTAAGAGGTTATTAAAAGTGAATAGAGAAATGCGGATGGCAGCGAAAGCAGGTTTCGAATCATGCGAAAGCCAAGGCCTCTCGGGAGAGAAGGTTGAGATGAGAAACGGTCAGACCCATGAGAAGTTTGAAATTGTAAGTGCGGATTTATAGCGAGCCTCTGAGGATAGCAACTCACTAGCTGATCGGCGAAACAAGGTTACACTCTTCAGACTTCTCCAGCGTGCTGAAACGCTTTGACCGAGTGAAAGACTTTTATGAGGAAGCAACGCCTCACGGTCAAGTTTGAAATTGAAATGAAAACTGAAACTACTTAGAAGGAGAATGAAAATGAAACTGACGCAAGTGGAACAATCGTTATTGAACTTCGGAACTTTGGAATCACTCATCGAGAAAAAAGAAAAAGAACTGGCCAGCTGGCTTTCGGATACAACTTCTCGATGCTCGGACGAAACCAAAAAGCATCTTCAAGTTGTTATTGAAGATTTGAAGAAAGTCATCAAGAGATTGAACGCAGTCAAAGAAGCATAACCAAAACTGAAACTACTTAGAAAGGAAAATCAAAATGACACAGCTAACAAAAATCAAAAACGAAACTATCAAAGACATCGAAACTAAAAAAGAAAAGAAATTGATTGAGAGGAGAGTTGACACCGAACTCAAAGAGGACATCCAAAGCATCATCGACCAAGCCATGGAAAAGTTCGGACACTACCCAAGTGTGACAAGTTTGGGTATCGGACTTCGTCACGAACTTCATCACGCTCGGATCCTTCCTGAGAGTGAAAGAAAATGGAGTGTGGGTGCTTCAGCGGATTTCGAGGACAGAATTGAAGAACTTGGATTCACTATTTTCAACGATCCAACCGCAATTTGTATTCAACGAGTCAAATAACCAAAACTGAAACTATTTAGAAAGGAAAATCAAAATGAACAACTCATACGAAATGGACGTGATTGACGCTGCTGAAAAAAGAGCATCAGAAAAAAGAGAAGCCAAGGCGGAAGCCAGACGGGAAAAGGAGCACACACATTACTGTATCAAAGGTGAAAGAGTTATCAACCGTGAAACCAAAACTTTCTACTGGTCAGGAAAAGTTTGGTACAACGAAGGCAACACCCACTTCTTTCCTCGCTATTGGAAGACACGACAAGCAGCGGAAAACAAAATGAATCGAATGATTCAGAATGACGAGGAGTTTGGATATCAACTCAGCGTTGAAAAACAGTGGGTGTAATTGATTCGCTGTTCGCTCCTCTTCGGAGGAGCCTACACTGAACCAAATTGAAAACTGAAACTANTTAGAAAGGATAATCAAAATGACTGGATTACAAGAACATGAAACAACTGCTAGTGGAAATGTCAAATCAGCTTGCGTTTCAAATGTACTGGCTGCTTTGGGAATTCATCCGAGTGATTACAAGCACACTTGGAATGAGCGAACTAAAAAGAATGTTGGATTGGATATCATCCGCCGCAACGGATACTGTGCCCGATCA